TTCTGATTTAACTGTTGAATTACAATTAACAGAATATCAAGCGGCATTTTATACTTGGGCAACAAAGACACAAGCGGCAACAATACCAGATACTACTTTACCTAATCCTTTTTCTGTTACTGCACCAGCAAGTGTAACATTAACAGATGAATTAATTGAATATTCAGATGGAATAGTTATTACAAGATTAAATGTTGCTATAGGTGCAAGTACAGATAAATTTGTTCAATACTATCAAGTTGAAACTAAAAAAACTTCTGAAAGCGATTATAAAGTTATCGCAAAAGGAACAGTATTAAATTATCATCAATTAAATGTTGTAGATGATATTGAATATTCAGTAAGAGTAAAAGCAATTAATTCTATGGGAATATCATCAGGTTATACAACAGCAACAAGAACAATAGTAGGTGCAACAGAAATTCCAACAGATGTAACTGATTTATCGGTAAGTATGGTTGGCTCAAATCAAATGGAATTAACTTGGACACCTGTTAATGATTTGGATATTAGCTGGTATGAAATTCGTTATCAAAATGTATCAAGTAGTGCTTCATGGAATCAAAGTACAAATTTATGTAAAGTAGTAAGAAGAAAATCTGATAGTGTAACTGTCAATGCAAAGACAGGAGCATTTTTAATTAAAGCAGTAGATAAACTTGGAAATAGTAGTGCGTCTGAAAGTATTGTTTATACTAATATTTCAGGATTACAGGCATTTAAACAAACAGCAACTTTTAGTGAGTAATTATGGCAACATTTGATGGAACATTAGATAGCAGTTTAGGAACAACAATAGATAATCAAAGTAGAAAATGTTTAACTTTAGATACTATAACTCAATTCGATAGTACGATTGGAAATTTTAATTCAGCAGATGGAAATTTTGATTTAGGTGGAACTGATTCGACTTCAAATCCAACTTACTATCAAGCAAATATTAAATCTTCAGGATATTATATTTATAATAATACATTGTCGCTAGACGCAACTTATGATGTTACTTTTGGAATAGATGTAGGCATGTCATCTGAAGATGAATATGATTTATTTGATAGTGGTCGTGGTGCTACTTTGTTTCACGATGCCAAAGGCCCGTTTGATGGTAGTCCAGATATTCATTGTGGAGCAGAAGTACAAGTCGGCTCATCTACTTCAAGTCTTGGTGCAATTACAACTTATCAAAAAATTGCTCAACAAAGTACGATAAAAGGTAGATATTATAAATTTAGATGCAAATTAACTAATGATGATAATAAAACTAGACCAAAAGTTCATGCTTTATCATTTTCAGTAAATTTTGAAAAAAGAACAGAATCAGCAGAAGATGTAGCTTCAACTACGAGTGCAAAAGTAATTACTTTTGTTAATTCTTATTATGCTACTCCAAGTATCGGCATAAGTGCGCAAGGACTTGCAACAGGCGATTATTATAGTATAACTTCCAAAAGTAAAACTGGATTTACTATACAATTTTTTAATAGTGGTGGTTCAGGAATAAATAAAACATTTGACTGGCAGGCAGTAGGGTACGGCTTGAAGTCTTAATTAAAATAAGGTAATAAAAAAATATGGCACAAGTATCACAAATAACAATAGATAATCAGGGGTTCAGTGCATTTCGTACTGCACTCAATAATAGTTTAAATGCTTTAAATACTACACACGCTGGAACTTCTGCTCCATCAAGTTTAGCGGCAGGAACAATTTGGATTGACACAACAACAGCAACAGCTTGGCAACCAAAAATATATGATGGTGCGGCATGGATTAATTTACCTTTTTATATTAATACAAGTACCAATGATTCAAATTTAACAACAACAGAAGTAACAAGTTTAGTACCAGCAGAAACAGACCCACAAGCTACTGCACTTGCGATTGCTTTAGGATAGGTATATAGGAGATAATTATGGCCAACACTTTTAAATGTGCAACTTTTGCGGCAGAACCAGCTAGTGCTGGAACTCCCTATGTTATGTATACAGTAGCAAGTTCAACAACAACAGTTGTACTTGGTTTAATATTAACTAACATTCATTCAGCGGCAGTAACAGTTGAAGTAGAATTAGTTAGTGATACAGCAAACAGAAATGGTGCAAATAATGTAGCAAATGGAACATCTTTTTTAGTTAAAGATGTAACGATACCAGCTGGAAGTTCTTTAGAATTATTATCAGGTGGAAAAGTCGTAATGGAAACAACAGATGTATTAAGAATAGATTGTTCAGTTGCAGATAAAATTTCAGGCACACTTTCTATAATGGAAATAACATAGGAGTAACTCTTGGCTTATATTGGCAAAACTCCCACAGTAGCACCTTTAACAAGTTCTGATGTAGCAGATGGAATAATTACAAATGCTAAACTAGCACAAGATATAATTTCAGCAGAAACAGCTTTAGGTGCAGAACCAGCAGACACAGATGAATTATTAGTTTCGGACGCTGGGACTTTAAAGCGAATGGATTATTCGTATATCAAAGGTGGTGGTTATACTCAATCAGCAGTTCAAACACCAACAGGTTCATTAATTGAGTTTGATAGTATACCATCAGGTACTAATTCTATTCTTATAAAAAGTTATGGGTTACAATGGGCGGGAACGCCAAGTCATATTTCTTTAGTTCTTGGAGATAGTGGCGGTTATGAAACATCAGGTTATCACTCAATAGATTTTTATAGAGGTGTTAGTGCTGGAGATATGGGAACAACTGTAAGCACAGATGATTTTATTATAGCACTTGGATATAGTGGTACAGATTATTGGAATGGACATATTTGGTTAAATCATGTTGGTGGAAATAGATGGGTTTTGAGTTATCAGGCAAATGATGTAAATGAATATATTAGATGGGGTAATGGTCAAAAAACATTATCAGGAGAATTAACAAAATTAAAAATTATAAATGCTGGTGGCGAAAATAATGATGGAGGAAATATACAGATAATGTATCAATAAAATTATGACAAAAAAAAGTGTATTAAATTTAGAAACAGGAATTTTTGCAGAAGTAGATTTATCAGTAGAAGAACAAGCAGAACATAATGCAAAAGTAAAAGCATTTCAAGATGGTGCATTTGATAGAAAAATTTTAGAATTAAGAACAAAAAGAAACAATCTATTAAACCAAACTGATTGGTGGGGTGCGTCTGATAATACTATGTCAGCAGAACAAACTAAATACAGAAAAGATTTAAGAGATTTAACTAATGGACTTACAACAGCAGATGAAGTAGATGCAGTTGTATTTCCAACAAAACCATAGGATTATAAATGGCCTACATAGGAAACAGCCCGATTATTGGAAACTTTCAAAAATGTGATGCACTTACAGCTTCATCAACAGCTTCATATACATTACAAGTAGGTGGAACAAATGTATCTCCTGAAAGTGTAAATCACATGCTGGTTTCGCTTAATGGAATTTTACAAGCACCAACGACATCATTTACAGTATCAGGTTCCACGTTGACCTTTGCTAGTTCTCTAACTTCATCTGATTCAATAGACTTTGTAATTTTATTAGGTAACGTTCTTGACTTGGGGGTGCCAAGTGATTCAACTGTAACAGCGGCTAAATTAAATAATGATATTATTTCAGGCAAAACTGCTTTAGCAAGTGAACCTGATGATACTGATGAGTTCTTGGTTAGTGATGCAGGTACTCTTAAAAGAATTGATTATAGTTTAATTAAAGGCGGTGGAAAAATTGCACAAATTGTTTCAACAAATAAAACTGACACATTTAGCGAAAGTATAGCCACTGAAGGAATTTCTGGTATTGTTACTGGACTTACAGTTGACATAACTCCTAGTGCAACTTCATCAAAAATTTTAGTTTTTATAAATATAGGTGTAGGTGCAGATGGAGAACATGGAATGCGTTTTCAAGTTTTTAGAGATACCACTCAAATTGATATGCCAGCGGCTTCTAGCAGTAGACCAAGATTATCAAAAGGGCCAATGGCAAATAGCGGTGGTGGAAGTTATATAACAAATATGTCTACAAATTATTTAGATTCACCAAGCTCGACTTCAGAATTAACTTATGGAATAAAAATTGGACATACTTCTAGTAGTACAAAAACTTTATATGTAAACAGATCACACGATAATCTTGATGATGCTTCTTATGGAAGAAATGCGTCAACAATTACAGTTATGGAGGTACTAGCATAATGGCAGATTTACACAAAGGAATTAGAGCAACACATAATAACGTTGTTGGTATAAATGGAGATACACAAGAAGATATTATTGCTTGGGATAAAGATGGCAATAAAGTTTCTATTAATTGGACAGATGTAAATGCTTGGACAGACCCAGACCAATATAAATATGATAGAGCAAAAGAATATCCTAGTATAAAAAACCAATTAGACGACATTTACCACAATGGAATAGATGGTTGGAAAGCTACTATTAAAGTAACTAAAGACAAATATCCGAAGGAGTAATAAATGGCAATTAAACTAGCCAATAATCAATCCTTGACTGCGATTACATCTTTACCATCAGCAGTTTCTGGTGGTGATATGACTTTATTAGAAACACAAACAGCATCAAGTAGTTCTACACTTTCTTTTACTTCAAACATAGATTCTACTTATAAAGAATATGTTTTTAAGTTTTATGATATTCACCCAGCAACAAACGCAGTTGATTTTTTATTTCAAGCAGATACAGGAACCAACACTAACTACAATCAAACAATTACTTCTACTCATTTTATTGCTGGACATTCAGAAGCAGATGATAATACAGCTTTAACATATAGGACTGGTGGAGATTTAGCACAATCAACATCTTTTCAACAATTAAATGAATACAATACTATTGGAAACGACAACGACCAATCTCTTGCTGGAACATTAACTATCTATGAACCAAGTAGTTCTGTTTTTGTTAAACATTTTATAGCTACAACAGATTTAGCAGAGCAAAATGATTATCAAGTTAATTGTTTTATAGCTGGATACTTTAATACCGCAACAGCTTTAACAAGATTTCAATTTAAAATGTCAAGTGGGGCAATCGAAAGTGGGGTCATAAAATTATATGGCATTAGTTAAATACAATAATAATTCTATAAGTGCTATTACAGAGGCATCAGGTTTATCTAATGGTGCTATGACTTTAATTAAAACTGTTACAGCATCTTCAAGTTCTACTGTTAGCTTCGTGCATGGCTCGTCAGATGTAATCTTGGACAGCACATATCCTATTTATAAATTTGTATGGATTAATTGCCACCCATCACAACAAAGTGGAGATGGAGAGGAATTTCAATTTAATATGAGTGTAGATAGTGGAAGTAATTATAATGTAACTAAAACAAGTTCATATTTCATCGCAACCCACAACGAAAATGATGGTGGTACTTCATTTGGTTATACTGATGGTCATGACCAAGCACAAGAAACAGGTTCACAAAGATTTTCAGTAGATAATGAGGGGGATAATGATTCTTCAAATAGTGGGTCGATGTTACTTTTTTCTCCGAGTTCTACGACCTATGTTAAGCATTTTATGATTGTGAATAATTATATGCACTCAACACCAATGCCTATTAATACATACGTAGCAGGATATGGAAATACTACGAGTGCCGTTAATGCAGTAAAGTTTGAATTTAGCGCTGGATCAATACAAAGTGGCACCATCAAACTCTATGGAATTAAGGATAGTTAATGTCAATAGTTAAGCTAAATAACAGAGGTGTAAGATCAGCTAGTGCTTTTGGAAGTATTACAGGATTAGGTAGTTTGGTATTTATTAAAAAACAAACTGCTTCATCATCTGCAACTATATCTTTCGTTGATGGAACAAGTGATGTTGTTCTCGACAATAGTTACAAAGAATATTTATTTACTTGGAATAATATACACCCACAAACAGATGATGTTGATTTTAAATTTCAAGGAAATGCCGCTGGAGGTAGTGGATATAATGAAAGTATAACTTCTACTTGGTTTGAGGCGTACCATGATGAAGGAGATAGTAGTACAAGTTTAGGTTATAATACCAGTAGAGATCAAGCTAATGGTACTTCATTTCAATTTTTGCATAATAAATTAGGAAATGATAATGACCAATGTGCCGCTGGTTATTTAAGACTTTTTAACCCATCATCTACTGTTCACGTTACGCATTTTATTTCTGCTTGTACTAGAATTTCAGAAAATAATTTTACAGCACAACAATACTGTGCTGGTTATTTTAATAGCACAAGTGCGATAGACGAAATACAATTTAAGATGAGTTCAGGCGATATAGATTTAGGCGACATCTGCCTCTATGGTATAGCTTGATAAACAATGAATAAAGGAGTATAAAAAGATATGGCAAGACATCATTTAATAAATGGAATACAAGTTCCTTTTACTGCTGAAGAAGAAGCACAAAGAGACCAAGAAGAAGCAAATTGGGAAGCTAGTGCTTTCGATAGGTCTATTGCAAATTTAAGACAAGATAGAAATAGAAAATTAGCTGAAACAGATTTTTATGCTTTATCAGATGTAACTATGTCAGCAGAAATGACTACTTACAGACAGGAACTTCGCAATTTACCAAGTGGATTAACTACGGTTGAAGAAGTTAATAATGTAAGTTGGCCTACTAAACCTTAATAGGTTTATTCTTTTCTAAATTTTTAATATACAAAAATAATGAAAATTATTTTAACACTATTTTTATGTTCGTTTAGTACAGGTAAATGTTTACCACCTTACGAATATCCTGTTCAATTTAATGATATGTATGATTGTTTAAATGCTGGTTATATAGAATCACAAAAAAAAACAGAAGAAATTGGTAGAGCAGAAATAAACGAACATGGAATATATATTAGATTTTCATGTACCAAAAACAAAAGACAAAAAGTTGAAACTTAATTAATATTTATATAGAAACAATACTATGAAAGTTACAAAAGTTTGCGTCATTGGCGATTTACACGATGCACCTGCAATTTCAAAAGAAAGATTAAAATGGTTAGGAAAACATATAAGAAATACAAAACCAGATCATGTTGTTCAAATAGGAGATTTTTTAAGTTTAGATAGTTGTTGTTGGCATATTGATAATGCAACAATGCAAGCAAGAAAAAATAAAGGAACTTTTTTAGAAGATATTGA